TGCGGCTGGCAGGGTATTGCGGTCGGTGGACGATGTTGAGTTAGACAGGCCGGTATTGTTGCAGGGCGGCCCAGATTTTATGAGGACGCATCGTTTTGATAGCCCAGAAGAAAGCGCGGCCTGGGCATCTGGCAAGGGTGTTATTTCAAACTTGTCTAGGCAAGCAAGAAAGGCTGGAGAAGAGGGGGACGTATTCGGCGTGTACACCGCAATGAGTCCTACTGGAGTTGATTACAACACAATGCTTACCGACACGATTATTGGTCAACTTCCAAGGGCCAAAATTACCAAAAAACTTAAAAAAGAATTTGATAAAGAAATTAAGAAATTTGAGCCAGACTTTGTTGGCATAGACAGTCCGAACTTAGAGTTTCAACTGTTGACTAATGCGCCACTGCGGAAAGTGTTTGTCGATAGAATGGAGTTAGAAAAGTTCAGGGACGGTGGCTTTCCTAATGTTGCGGCAGCAAGAAAAGCAATCACAGAACCAGAACTGCTGGATGTACCTGTCGGAGCATCTGGTTACGCGGTATCTAAATTAGACCCAATGGGCCGTGTTATAGAAAATCCTCGGATACCGCACAAGACTTACGACACGCAGCTTATGGGTCAGTATATTGGTGGGTTAGAGCAGCAGGTTCCGAGAAACGTAATGTTCCCAGACTTTTTTGCCCAGCGCAGGGCCAGAGGTATGCCTCTATCTGGAGACGAATACGCTTTCCAACGAGCCGATGTCGTGCAAGAGGCAACGCCACAATGGTTAGATAGCGTTATGAATTATTTGCGGTCTCTACAGAGGTAGATTCCATATTTAGTTTTACAATTCGCTTTATGCGGTCAATCTTATGCTCTTGCTCTACAGACAATTCGGATTCTGTTAGAGACTCAATAAGATCGTAAAGCATTAGTTCAAATGTGTCGTAATCTGGGTTCATGTTTAACTCTCCTTTGACCAATTGTATAACAGTATCACCAGTAAAGTAAACTGTTGTAAAATAGCAACAACCGAACAACCAGAGAAGGATTCGGACAGATGGAACTTGAAAATTTAGAGGAACAAAAATCATCCTGGGGCGGTTCTCGGGCAGGCGCAGGCAGACCTAAAGGCGCTACCAACAAGATACCCAAACAGGTGAAAGAGAACATCGTAGAGGTGTTCGAGGAACTTGGCGGCTTAGAGGCTATGGTTGATTGGGCCAAGTCCGATCCCAGAAACCAGACCGAGTTTTACCGTTTCTACGCTAGGCTGGCTCCGATAGAACAGAAGATTGTCGGTGATGCGGAGAACCCGCTACAGATTGCGGTCGGATGGCAGTCCAACAAATAGTTATACCGTACAAACCACGAGAGGCGCAGCTTGAAATTCACGAGGTTGCTGATAGAACTCGATTTGTTGTCTGCGTGGCCCATCGTCGTCTCGGCAAGACTGTTGCGGCAATCAACCACCTCATTAAAGGTGCGCTGCAATGCGAACGGGAGTCTCCACGTTATGCCTATATCGCGCCGACATTTACCCAGGCCAAAAGAGTCGCTTTCGACTATTTGACCCACTTTACGAGACCGTTAAACGCGGTCGCAAACATTGCAGAGTTGCGGGTGGACTTCTTCGGAAGAAGGGTTAGCCTGTACGGTGCGGACAACCCAGACAGTCTCAGAGGAATATACCTAGACGGTGTAGTTCTGGATGAGGTTGGGGATATGAACCCTAAAGTCTGGAACGAGATTATTCGTCCTGCTCTTACGGATCGCTTGGGCTGGGCAATGTTTATCGGAACTCCCAAAGGAGCAAACCATTTCAAAGACCTACGAGACCGCGCTGAGACGGAGGATAACTGGGCGCTACTACAGTTTAAGGCTAGTGAAACAAGCATCGTGCCTGAAGCCGAGCTTGCGGCTGCAAGAAAAGAAATGGGGGATCAAAAGTATTTTCAGGAGTTTGAGTGTTCTTTCGACAGTCCGGTGGAAGGCTCTTATTACGGGGAAATTCTTAACGAACTCCCTGATAACCATTTTGCGGAAATCCCAAGGGACGACCTCTGTAAAACCTTTGCGGCGTGGGATTTGGGGGTGGGCGACAGTACGGCAATATGGATTGCTCAAGCCGCAGGCCAGGAAGTCAGGCTTTTAGACTATATAGAGAACCACGGGCAGGGTTTAGACTGGTATGTGCGGGAACTGACAAACAGGAACTGGCACAAGGCCCAGATGCTCCTGCCTCACGATGTGGAAGTCAGAGAACTAGGCACTGGTAGAAGCCGCCTAGAGGTTCTCAGAGAGGCTGGATTGGATTGCACAGTAGTACCCCGCTTGGGAGTGGATGACGGCATACAGGCCGTGAGAAGGCTGCTCCCGAGGTGCTGGTTTAATATGCCGCAGGTAAAACAGGGTTTGGATTGTCTCAGAAACTACAGGCGGGAATATGACGAGAAGCGAAATGTTTTTTATGACAAGCCTTTACATGACTGGGCTTCTCACGGCAGCGACAGTTTCCGCTATTTGGCTTGCGGCATGGATACAAATAGCAACTGGGCAAAGCCTCTTACCGTTACGACTAAATGGATAGTGTGATGACCGAAATCGAACTAAAAGCGATCATTGAGTCAGAAATTGACAATGCTCTTGGGTATCTCGAAACCGAAACTACAGAGCAGCGCAGGAAAGCCTTGCAGTTTTATAACCGTGACCCTTACGGCAACGAGGTAGAGGGGCGGTCACAGATCGTTACCGGCGAGGTTGCGGAGGCTGTAGACGGTGCGCTGCCTCCCTTGCTGCGGGTGTTTACCCAAGGAGACGAGATTGTCCGTGCGGAGCCACAAGGCCCAGGAGACGAGGAAGTCGCCAAACAGGTAACAGACTACCTAAACTGGGTGTTCTACCGTGACAACCCAGGTTTCTCCGTCTTAAACATTTGGTTCAAAGACGCACTGTTACAGAAGAACGGGATTGTAAAGGTCTGGTGGGATAACCAGAAAGACATTACGACCGAGGAATACGAGAACCTAAACGAGGAAGAAATCGCCCTCATGCTTGCAGACGAGTCTGTAGAGATCGTCGAGCAGGAAGCTATCCAGATCGGCGAGGTTCCGACTCCTGCGATGGATATGATGGGGCAACCTATGTTAGACGAGATGGGCCAGCCTGCGGTGCAGATGCAGCCTGTCTTTGCCTACAACGTCAAGGTCAAGAAAGTACAAAAGTACGGGCAGGTGCGGGTAGAAAACGTGCCTCCAGAAGAGTTCATTATCAGCAAGAAGGCTAGAACGATAGGGGATACACCTTTCTGCGCCCATCGTCGCCTGGTAAGCCGTTCAGAACTGGTAGCGATGGGTTTCGCTGCGGATGTGGTGGAAAACCTGCCGACATACGAGGATTTGACCTTCACGCCTGAGAGGGTTGCGCGGTATAGCGAGGGCGAGCAGCCTTTAGACCGCGAGACGATAAACACCGCCATGCAGGAGATAGAGACATTCGAGTGCTACATTCGGGTGGACACAGACGGCGATGGCATCGCAGAACTGCGGAAGGTCTACTACGCAGGCAACGAGATTCTGGAAGACGAAGAGATAGACTACAACCCATTCTGTTCTATTTGCCCCATTCCGATGCCGCACAAGTTTTTCGGACATTCCTTGGCTGATAGGACGATGGACTTACAGTTGATTAAGTCCACGATTACCCGTCAGATTTTGGATAACCTGTATCTGACAAACAATGCCCGAGTAATTGCGGTAGATGGTCAGGTGAACTTAGACGACCTGCTAACTGTCACACCTGGCGGGGTAGTTCGTGTTAAGAATCCCCAGGCGGTTACTCAGCTTGCGGTGGCTCCGGTAGCAAACCAGAGTTTTCCCATGCTGGAGTATATGGATCAGGTACAACAGAAGCGCACTGGCATAAATCAAAACAGTCAAGGACTGGATGCCAACATTCTGCAAAACACCACGGCAGCAGCAGTTGCGGCAATGCAAAATGTCGCAGCAGGCAGGATCGAGCTAATCGCCCGAGTATTTGCAGAAACAGGTGTGCGGGAGATGTTTATTAAGATTCTCCACCTGCTTTGTAAGTATCAGGACAAGCCCAGGGTTGTGCGGATGCGGAACAAGTATGTATCTGTAGATCCAAGGGAGTGGAAGAACCAATACGATATTCACATAAATGTCGGCCTTGGAACTGGAACCCGTGAGCAACAGTTGACCATGCTGTCTGCGGTGCTACAAAAACAGGAGCAGCTACTTGGAACGCAAGGAGTTAGTGGCCCGTTGGTTGGCCTCTCTCAATATAGATCCGCGCTTGGCAGGTTTGTCGAAGCTGCTGGTTTTGTTGATTCCGCAGAGTTCTTTAAGGACATCACTCCAGAAACAGAACAGCAGATGGCAGCGCAGGCGCAGCAGCCGCAGGCAAGCCCAGAAGTTCAAGTAGTAATGGCCCAGGTTCAAGCGGCGCAGGCCAAGGCGCAGGCCGACATACAAGTCCAGCAAATGAAAGCCCAGGCAGACATACAGTTGGCTAGGGAAAAGGCTGCGGCAGAGATACAGTTAGCCCGAGAGAAGGCAGAGGCCAACCTACAGTTAAAGATTGCGGAGTTCCAAGCTGAGTCTCAAATGAAAGCAGCCAAGGTCGGGGCCGAAATCACAGGCAATGTGGAAATCCCAGGAGAGCGACGCATTTGAACAAAGCAGAGAGGGCTAGAACCCTACTGAACGACGAGTTTTTCCAAGAACTTGTAAAAGAACAACAAGAGTTGTATATTTACAACATTATCAACAGTCCTGAGACGGATGTAGACCTGCGGGAACGCAGTCTTATGAAGCACAGGGCAATAGCAGAATTTATAGCGTCACTCGAATCTATAGCGGCACAGACCGAAATAGACAAGAAGCGCTGGAAGATTTTTTAAGGAGAAAGTATGGACACCAACCCAGAGGGGAGTGTTAAGACAGTTGGCGATGCAGCCGGAGCTTTCCTGAGTCTGATGGAACCAGAGGAGCCGCAAGGCGAACCAGAGGTTGCGGAAGAACAGGAGATCGAAAGCGAAGAGCAGGAAGAGTACGGGGAAGAAGAAGAGCAGGAACAGACCCCCACCTACCGCGTAAAGGTAGGCAAGGACGAGGTTGAGGTTCCG